TATCTACGATGGTCTTACCAAAGGAAGCCGTCATGTCTTCAAAGGATGTGCCGGTATAAGTCGTGTGCCAGACGACACCGATCTTAGCGGCACGAATGGTTCTACCAAGTTCGGTGTTGTAGGGTATGGCGTAGACAATGGTGTTGGGATGAAACGTGACATACTTCTCATCGTCAATCGTTTCAGTCTTCTTGTCGTTGGTAAACATCAGGTCACCTTGATAGACGCCCTTGGTGATGCCGAGTTTAGAGAACTCACGCAGTGCAACCTTAAACTTATCTACTAAGTCACCTGATAGTGCAGTGTCGATGTCGCCGTTGGTCTTGTACACTTCAGGGTTTTTATTAAAGAGTCCCTTCTTGGCGACGAAGAACTTACCGTCACGTGGGTCAATGCCAGCGAATATAGCAGGAGAACCGTCCCACTTCACCGTAGCGGTGACCTTAGACTTAGCGTTACCGGCCAACATATTACGTAGGTCTCTTATGAAGTTGATAGCCTTTCGTGTACCTGTCACACCCTCATTGAAGATAAGATCTTCCACATGCTCCATGTGAGTGTTCTTTTCTTCAATCAGGTAAGTAGATAGCTTTTTCATTTTATACTCCAAATAACTTCTTAACGTCTTCTACATTATCTAGGGTATAAGGACTTTTACTCTTCGTCAATAATCGACCCTGTAGGCGCAAACCAGCGCTTCGTGCGTTTGTAGGCGGATCAGTTGGAAATGATAACTTGCCTCCACCGAAGCCGAGTCTCATTTCAATTTGAATCTCTGCCTGTAGCTCCGGCACAGGAAGATTTAGTGGGTTCTTACCCATATAGAATAGTCCAGCACCGCCAATGTTAATATAGTAAACACCCTTCTTATTATAGTGGCGAATGATAAAATTTGCGCTGGTGTTTACGTTCTTGTTAATCTTTGCTAGAAGCCCGCTATTCTTTAAGATATCACGGCCTGCTTTTGATACTTTGATTGGTACGCCAGAAATATTTTTATGAAACTCAACTGGCTCTAGTTTTCGGGCTGCGATAATGTAGTTATCTAAGTCGATAGCTCTTTCCTTTGCCGCTGCCAACATAAGGTCTAGGTCTTCAGGATTCATCTCCTTAACTGGAGTAAATTGCTTAGTAGCAAAGTCATATTGAAATGAACCGCCGCCCATTTGATCTTTTGCTGAAGCCTTTATCTCAATATTGAATGACTTGTTATTGTAAGAAGCTTCGATATCTCCAGCGCCTTGATTCGAGAATCCTGCAGTTGGTTTATCTCCGGCATTTAGTCCAGGAATCTTAGCTGCCTTCATGGCATTGTGGACCTTTAGCTCATAGTCGAGCCCTGCTTGGCCTACTGACTCAGCGATAAATGCCTTAAAACTTATGATCATTTCTTAACCTTAAATTTAGTATCATGTTAAGAATGGATTTTTCTTTTTAGTGTTAGGTTTAACAGAATACATACTGTCAGGCATATTGACTATCTTGATCTCAGCCTGCACTTCATAGAACTCACTTCTAGTAGACACTCTAACTTTAAAGTCACCCATTCCTTTTAATAGTGGGATAGTGTTTCCAAGTTGGAATGGATCGGTGTTTGAAATTCTATAGAAGTCATCAGCGGCCTGCATATAGTATGCTGGTTCTGCTTTACCTTTAGTGTAGTGATCTGTCACAACTTTACCAAGATCCATCTTTTCTTTATTCGCGATGTAGCGATTTATTCCCGGTTGAGAAAAGTATCGCTTCATAGTCTCAAGCGGCACTGCACCTGCTTCTTTAAGTCCACTCTTTGTGGTAGGTATCTTTATATCTTTAAAGGGTATCCCAGAGAACTTAGCTAAGTCTTTTAAGAAATTTGTAGTTTGTATAGAACTATTTAAGATGTCAATAGCAGCCTTTGCAGATGGTGTCTTATAAGTTGTTTGCCATTTTCCACTATGATAGTACACGCGTGGGTTTGACAGGTTATCGGTGTGATTCATCTTCACCTCGACCCAGGTAGTTTTATTTTTATAAGTGACTTTAACATCTGCATAGGCGGTGTCACCAGGTGGCCTAGTTGCTTTAACACTTGGTATCTTGTTAATGTTGTCAGCTACGTCTTTTTCATACTTGTCTGATACAGCGCTCATGCTTACCCCTCGTCTATGTAGATTATTTATAAAACTAAAAAAGCCCCGAAGGGCTAGATGAATTCCTGTAGACTAGATGAACTGGTGTCATCTACTTCATACTTTCTACTCGCGTTGTACTGATGAATCATATCACCTCGTAAAGAATCACGCTGTCCATTGAGCACAGCTTTTATCTCCATCGCCAGGTCAGTCGCCGTAGCCACGGGCACGTTCTGACACACGTGGTTTAAGAACTTAGCGGGATGTAGTAACTCGAAGTCCTGTGGAAGACCCATGATTGTCATCGCCTCACGGTAGGTGATGTACCTGTCCTCACGATGGTGTGTCATCATAGTTGGATAATGTCCCACAAAGGCACCAATGTAGTCCTTAGGCACCATTGATCCACGACGCATGATGTTGCCTCCAGTCGCAAGCTTGGCAAACATCCTGTCACACTTCTCGGCGACACGTTCCAATCCATTAGTCCTCATCCAGGTTGCAACCTCATCGTACTTCTTACCCGAGCGCTCGATCCAGTCTTGGGGATTGTCGGTCTTAGCGATCCTGTCATAGAACTCACGGTGTGTGATGCCGCCCTCCATGCCCTCGAGCACGTATCGATAGAAGGGATCCTTTACACTAGGAGCACCGGACTGAGTAGTAACCTGTTGCGACGCGTGGGGATCTACCGAATCGAGCACGTCCTCGATGGAAGGACCTGTCTTATCAAAGTAGTTCATCAACGGAACCGTATCACCTCGCCAGAAGAAGTAGAAGGAGCGCTCACGAACCTGTGGTCCACCATGAAGCTTGGTCTTTGTCCTATACAACGACATGGTGTAACCTGCAGGAACAGCAATGGACCTCAGCTTGGCTACCACGGGCTTACCAATGTTCGTGGCGAGTCCCGGTGCGTTCTCACCCCATAGAACCCTAGGCTTCATCTCTTCAAGCACATACTTAGTGCTGTCATAGAGCCAATTGTTCACGGCTGCATCTGGACTGGCGTGGCCAGACAGTGACGAGAGTCCTGCACATGGACATGTTGCACCAACAACATCAACGTAGTGGGGATGCTTACCCCCTTGATCCAACAACACGTAGGGTACGTCGCTCCAGTGATTCACCAGGTGCGAATCATTGTTAGAGAATGGACTATAGGACAGTAGATAATCTGGCTTAGAACCAAACGCCGCGGCTTGACCAATGGCTTGACCACCAATGAGTGGTACAATGAATGCATGTTTAATCAAAGCGTTCCCTTTATAGTTGTCATCATCTCGGCGAAGGTGTACTCAGAGTCCTGGTGATCCCTATAGAACTCAAACGCCTGCTCGCGATAGTCGTCACGCATCGCATTGTCTTTAGCCAACTTATCAAGAAGCTGGAACGCCGGCAACATGTCGTCGTCGTCAAGCCATATCGTACCCGTGTTTTTACAGTCGATCAACTTATCGCCATGCTTCCTATGGGTACAACGCTCACCATATTTCTTTCGGAAGACTGGAACCGCACCGGTACAGACTACCTCGCAATGTGTATACTCGATCGATCGGTGAATGTATCGCGCGTCAAGCAATGATAACTGATAGCCAAAGCCAACACGTGACATCCGTTCCAGCATGGCGTCATTGACATAGGGCCCAAACACGTAGGCTAGGTCGCCATAGGCGTTCGTCAGATCTACGACCGCAATGGTTGGCCCCGTAAGGTGAGGATTGAAAGGCGACAACTGGCGAAACACAATATAAGCAGGTGACTTCTCGATCCCCTCAAAGGTAGTCATATACCCTGCGGGTGTGAGGTATTCATTATGGAACTTGAACATCTGCTTGTAGCCCTTCCACGGCGTGGTGCGACCTATCCACTTGTTATGCCGGGCGTCCTGTTCTGTAATGGGCTTCCAGTACTTAGCACGAAGCGAGTCAAAGTCAATACCAGGTTGAAAGGATGTCACTGTCTTGACAGGCGTGTCGTCACCAAAGAAGTCCTGCAGCCCGCCCTGGTCAGGCGCTATCATACGTGCAAAGTCGTTCGTGGGACTGTGACCAAAGAGTGCCGCGGCCTTCTCTACGCACTCGTTGAGTCCCGCGTTGCGACGGATCGCGATCGAGGAGTGATCGTGCTGGATGAACGTCATTGGCCGATTGATCTGTTCAATCGCGCGCTTGAACTCCATGACAGCAAGTTCAGGATGACCCTTGCTGATGTGAGAAGATGCTTCCGACCTAGAAGACGGTAGGCTGTTCACGATCACCACGTCGGAGGCGTTACAACCCGCTATCATCTTATCGACGGCTGCGATGTCAGTGAACTTTAACTCCACGACGCCCTTCATCTCATGTGACTTCTTGCGGGTCCAGTTCTTGTCTGACGAGGCGTACACTGTGTATTCATGGCCGTTCTTCTCAAGCCACTTCGTCTGTTCAACAGTGAACTTAGTTACTCCGCATCCCTCGATGCCCCGACCCATGATTATTGAAACTCTCATTACTTATTCCCATAGTTTAATCTTTCTGCCATTCATAATCAACGCCAACTTCATTGAAGATTTTCTTCGTCATATCCCATGACGACATCCATCGTTCTGGCAGTGGCATTGCTGCGCTGATACATACGCGTTTGATTCCTACCTGCACTATACCCTTGGCGCACTCTGAACATACCGGTAATCCATAGACATATAGTGTAGCGCCATTCAAAGACACTCCATTGAGTGTGGCGTTATAGATGGCGTTCATTTCCGCATGCACTACGTACTTATACTTCAATTCACGGTCGTTTAATCGCGCTTCACTGTCAAGGACTCCTCTTGGAAATCCATTGTAACCTTGTGAAAGTATCTGACCACTGTAGCCAACTGCAACGGCACCGATCTGTTTTGAGGGATCCTTGCTCCAGCTTGAAGCATGCTTAGCTAGAAGAAGATAACGTTCATCCCACTTTATAGAGTTCATCATAGTCAGCCTTAGTGATCGAGGACTCACCTGTGTTCATGTAGTGATCAAGTAGGTAGAACTGGCGTGAGTAGACGTGAAGTGAACCAACGTTCCAGTAGATGTCACCTACTTCATATCCCCGTGGTGAACGAGCCTCAAGGTTGCGTACCACTCGTTCAAGTACCCACTTCTGCCATGCGTAGTCATTACGATAACCAGCCCAGGCGTCATTACTTCGCATGTAGACCATTGCATGGATCTTCTTGTTGCGAATCACGTACTGTACGTTGTTTGTACACATGAAGTCTGAGCGACCATTTTTGTTA